CTCCCGGGACCGCCGGGCAGGCTGGAGGGGGCGGCGCAATAGGCCAGGCCGGATATTACGCGCAGATGGACGATCAGACGCTGGAAGCGGAGATAGCTAAGGCCAAGCGGGGATAACGGAGGAAGAATATGCCCGCAGATAATCTGACCACCACCACCCAGGTAGATCCTGGGGTGCAGGTTTTTTATGACCGCGTTTTACTCAAGCGGTCCCAGCCGTACCTCATCCATGAGCTTGCGGCCCAAACCAGAAACGTGAGCAAGAAGTCCGGGGATCAGATAAAGTTCCGGCGCTATGCCAGCTTGAGCCCGGCTACTACGCCCCTGTCCGAGGGTGTGACACCTCCGGGCCAGCGGGCCAGCAAGACGGACCTGACCGCTCAGGTCAAGCAGTACGGGGACTTTTTGCACGTCTCCGACTGGGTGGACCTGACCAACCAGGACAGCACCTTGACCGAGTTTGCGGAGATGCTGGGCGAGCAGATGGGCAAGACCCGTGACGCTCTGTGCCGGGACATTCTGGCAGCCTGTGCGTCCGCAATCGACGTATCCGGTGCGCTGTCTACTGCTGTTTTGGACAATGCGATCAAAACCCTGGTCAACAACGACGCGCAGTTTGTGACCAGCCTGATCCGTCCCGGGACCGGGCAGGGGTCTGTCCCTGTCAGTTCGGCCTTTTGGGCCATGTCCAGCTCTGAGCTGCTCGACGACTGGCGCGGTATTAACGGATGGATACCTGTCCGCAAGTACGCCAAGGTCAATGATGTGCAGGACGCGGAATGGGGTGCGTATGAGCAAGTCCGGGTCCTCATGTCCAGCCAGGGCTACAAGGACTCTGACCTGACTCACCCTTACAAAATCCCTATTGTTGGGAAAAATGCCTACGGTGTGACCGAGATCGAGGGCGGCAGCGCAAAGAATATCGTTAAGCCGTTTGGCTCCGGCGGGACCGAAGACCCCCTGAACCAGAGGGCCACCAGCGGCTGGAAGATGACCTACGTCGCCAGGATTTTAAACGACAACTTTATGCTCAAGCTGGACAACGTAAGCCATAGTTAGTAACCAGGTGGGGGAAAAATCCCCCGCCTACCAATAAGGAGAGATATCATGATTGAATTTAAAACAGGCGCGATTACCGGTACCGGTGCCGATATTGACGTGGAGCTTGGGTTCAAGCCCAGTTACGTTAAAGTGTTCAACAAAACCGCTATTGAAGCCGGAGTCGCAGAATCGGATGTTGCTTTGGAATGGTTTGAAGGAATGGCCGCAGACTCGGCTATCAAGCATAACATTGCTATTCCGTATGACAATTCAACCGCTGCCGCTGAAACGAAAGCTGCTAACATGGAATTCATCACTGCCAATGGTATTACCATTCTGGAGACCTCCACGGTGCAGACAGCCGATCCCGTCACCATGACAGGCTTTACCGGCTTCCGCATTCCAGCGGCTTTCCAGGCAGCAAGCGATGAGCTGTATTACATCGCGTCCAGAAATTAAAACCCAAGGTCCCGGTGTTAGGCCGGGGCCTTTTGACAGGAGGACATGATGGCAGAGGCAACCCCGACCAAGCGACAAACCATGAAGGTCAAATTCTTAAACAACGAAGATCCCGACCTGGACCTGGCGTTCTCGTTTCAAGGCAAAGATATGGATCAGCCGGAGCGATACCACCTTTACCCGGGACAGGTCTATGAACTCCCAAAAGACGTTATCGACCACTTGAACAGTCAGGAATACCCAATTTACCGGGCTGAGCTGGATCAGCAGACCGGGCAGGTCCGGCACACGCGATCTGGGTCTTTTAACCGCTTCACCTGCCACCCCATGGGGTAAAAAATGGACTGGACACTGGCAAACATCAGGGAGCGGGTGCGGCAGCTTACCGGCAGGAGCACCGAAAACCGTCTGTCTACCTCAGACCTGGACGGACACATAAACAACTATTATCAGCATCACCTGCCGGATCTGATAAGCCCGGATGAGCTACAGTCCCTATTTACCCTGAACACCTCTGCCGGGACCGGTGAATATGGCCTGGATGCTCGCATCCGGGCCGTCTACCCTCCGCCTTTTATCGACGGCTCCAAGGCAAGCCTGACCCACAATCCCGGATGGTTTTTCGAGAAGTACAGGGACCGATATGAGCAGCCGGAGGGCTTGCCGGAAACCGTGCTCTACTTTGACCGCACCTTCTGGCTGGCCCCTGTCCCGGATGACGTCTATGAGGTTCAGATCCATGCCCTGTACAGGCCTGACGCTTTGACTCAGGCCGATGACATGCCGGTTGATCCACGCTGGGGGGAAGCAATAGCGGTAGGTGCTGCTGCCCTTATCTATCAGCAGGGGGGGGATTTTGAGCAGGCTGACCGTATGGACGGATTTTTGCAGTATCACTTGCGGCTGATAGGCAGGACGAACATTTTGAACTGGCACGGCAAACGGGCCGTGCCTCAGTTTTAGGACGAAGATATGCCCGTATCAAAATCACAGATTAAGGCGAAGGTGAGCGGTAGAGTGTTGGTTTACGGGGAGGGCAAAACCCCGGGAGTGGATGAGCCTGACGAGATCAAGGAAGGCAAAGAGCAAATACTGCAATACGAGCCTTCCATTGACCGATGGAGAAATGAGGAAACAGGCAGGTTTGCCCAATTGACAGGAGGAAAACCTAATGGGTTTAACAAGCGCGGCGTGTAGTTTTCATGCCACAAACATGATCGGTAGTGCCGTCACTAATTTTGACAACGCTAATGCTGCCCTTGGAGTTGGAGACGATAGCACCGCCTTTGCAACCGGCCAAACCCAGCTTCAGGCGGAAGCAAACGCTACCAGCGCCTTACGTAAAGGTATGGACACCGGTTTTCCAGCTCAGGACCCGGATGCGGATGGCAGCACTAATAAAGTTCGTTATCAGGCCACTTTCGGCCAGGCAGAGGCCAACTTCCAGTGGAACGAATGGGGGCTGTTCAACTCCACCACGGCCGGGGGTGGGGTCATGCACAACCGGGAAGTCGAGTACATCGGCGAAAAGACAAACAAAACGACATGGGTGTTTCAGGTGGACGTAAGTCTTATCACATAATTATGGCCGTACACATTAAAGACATAGACCAAACCCAGGCCGACTTCCAGACCGGCACTTTGACCGATGTTGAAGCCGATGCCGGGGGATATCTGCGGCTGGCGGACTTTATTGATGATTTCGACATTCTTGATGGTAGTCTATGGGACACATCTGGATTGGCAAGTGCTTCTGTCTCTGACAGTAAATTAGTAACAGAAGGCACAACATATAGTTATAGTGACCTTACTAATTCTTCTGCTCAATATTTAGGCGATCTACCCTCTCTTGATTTCTATATAGAAACATACTTGGATTATGTAGGACGCACAAGCGACTTAGGAAAGCTTTTTCTTCATCTAACAACAACGACCAGCCAATTTTCTGTCGGAATAAGTGACGCATGGGCATCCGCCAACCCACAGTTTATCGCCGATATATGTGGTAATGCACAAGCAACAGCAAAAGATTCAGAGCCAGATTCCGGCTCAGATAAACTTGCTATAAAACGTGTTGGCGATACGGTTGAAATATATAGGAACGATACTCTTTTCCATTCAGCTATCTGCACAGAGTCTATAACAGGAATATATTTAACAAATACTCGGTTTGAGAACTATAACGGGAAGACAGCAAAATGGAGGTATCTCTCTATAAAAGAATTATCCGGCAACCGCCTCTCCCCACAGCTCGACCTTTCGGCTGTCGGAATGGTTGAAAGCAGTTCGGTAAGCTGGACGCAGACGCTGAATGGCGGGACTATCACCATCGAAACCCGCATATCCACAGACAACGGCGCAACCTGGTCAGCCTGGAAACCCTGCACAAACGGCGGGGCTATACCGGATTTACCTTATGGCACAGACGCTTCAACGGCATTGCTGGAATGCAGGCAAAGCCTGTCCACAACAGATCCGACAGCAACACCGCAGCTTGAGAGTTTGACCTTGGAGATAAATAGCCAGAAGGTGCATGCTGCAAATCTGAACATGGATATAGATTTTGATTTGCCGACAATCCAAGCTCAGAAAGAGCAGGCCATTGAGATGGCAGCACAAGCCCTTGCAAGCCCCGTTGGCATTCGCGCAAGCAAGAATCTCTCTATGGATATCTCCACAGAAATACAAAATATCTTTGCCATAAGAGAGCCCCTGAGCTTGCCTCTGGAGTGCTCTACAGTAGACTTGCAGGAGCTGATTCAAGGTAGTGTTGATTGTAATATGGATATATCCGCAGGCAACAAGCAAATCTCAATTTTGCGGGCGATAAGTACAGCCCTAGATGTATCCACGGAGTACGTACTAAGCGGTCCTTGGTGGCGCATGGCCCAGGAAGCAAAATCCTGGGAGCGGCAGAATCAGGGGGGAAACAGCTGGACGAAGGTAAGCACCCCTTCCAACACATGGAGCAGAGAGAATGGCCTGGAATAAAGACAAACCCGCTGGCGGAGACAAGATCCGCCTGTCCGACGACTACATCAGGGCAAACAATGAAGCCCTGGAGAATGCCTTCTCTGAAGGGCACGAGTTTTCTACCGGCGGCAATCAGACCGGCAAGCACGTCACCCCGACCTGGAAGGACAGCGGTGGGGCGCCGGCCAGTGATCCGTCCAGCAATGAGCGGATTATATATAATAATGCCGGAGCTATGCTAATCCGGGATAATGGCGGAGTAGATCATCACCTTGGCGGTGTTCCATCAGGGACAAAGATGCTCTTTAAACAGGGCAGTGCTCCTACTGGATGGACATTTGCTTCGGAAGATAATGACAAGGTTCTTTTGAATACAAGCACTGAAGCTGATGGTGGAAGCACTGGAGGTAGTTGGACTATAAGTGGTTGGTCGTTTTCTGTTGATAATCATACTTTAACTATAAGCGAAATACCATCGCATAATCATGCTATGTATGTAGATATCAATAACAATCAAGGTGCTAGTGAGGTTTATAGGCCAGATGCTTTCAAGGATGGAAACGATACTGTTAACACAGGCAATACTGGTGGAGGAGACCCCCACTCACACGGCTTTACATCCTCCCATGACGGCTCTTGGCGTCCCTCCTACGCAAAAGTCATAACCTGTGAGAAAGCCTAATGTTCGATTGCATGTTTGATTCTTGCCCCAAAAGTTCCGAGAAGTGTGCGTGCTGGTGGAAAATACCGTGGGAAAACCAAGAGACAGGGGAGACAACCATCCGTGAGGGGTGCATCCTCTCGCAGGAGATGGGCTTGCCCATTGTTCAGTCCGTGGTCAGGGCGGCGCACGTTGCTAGCGAGCATTCTTCCGTAGCCCGGAATACGTTTGACCAGGGCTTTCGACAGTTAAACGCCCTGGCAGAGCAGGCGATACAGATGAAGGCAATAGGTGATGAGTAGCTACCAGCCCTTCCCCGTCAGCGACTTCAAAACCGGTCTCTATTACGCCAAAGAGCCGTGGCTGGCTCCACGCGATGCTTTTGTAAGCCTTTTCAATGCCCAGCTCTACCAGGGCAAGATAAAAAAACGCAAAGGCTCACAGTCGTTTGGGGAGTTTGTTCACCAGGTCCGGAATGAATCCATTGGCGCAAGCGGGAGCACGAACTACACCGGAACCCTGGCGAATGCCCCGGTCAGATCAGGGGACTCCGAGGGGCGTTTTCAGTTCACGGACGGTTCCCAGATCATAATCGACAACGGGGACGGGACGCTGGGCGGGGACGGCTCCGGCAGCATCGACTACGAGACAGGCGAATATGACGTAACATTTAATGCTTCGACAGGGGACGCAGTCACCGCAGATTATCAGTACAAGCCAGGTAATCCCATAATGGCCATCTATGCCTACTATGGAAGCCAGGGCAGCTCCAGCCTCTTAACTTGGGATACCAGACGCTGCAATCAGTGGTTCCCCCTAGAGGAAAGATTTCACGACATAACCGAGGTAGATATCTGGTCCGGGGCAGACGATAATTTTTTCTGGGCCGAGAATTGGGCCGACGAGATGTTTGTCACCAACAACGTGGACCAAATTCAGCGTTTTGACGGATCCAGCTTTCAAAAGTTGGATGTGGACTTCACCGGCGACGGGACCAATGACGTTGATTCATGTCTGCTCATATTTTCCTACAAGCAAAGGTTAATTCTTTTGCGTCCTCAGGAGATGGGCGACCTCAAGCCGCAGAGGGCCAGATGGTGTGTAGCCGGGGATTGGTCTGACTGGACCAATGACGGATACGTTGATGCCCCCACTCTGGACTGGATCATGGCCGCGGATTTTCTGGGTGATGACCTGGTGGTCTTTTTCGAGCGCAGCATTTGGAGTCTGAAATACACCGGGGATGCTGACCAGCCTTTTGTCTGGAAAAAGCTGGTATCCACAGAAGGAAGTTATGCCACCTTCGCCACAACCACGTTCTCGGACGAACTCATAACCCTGGGGCCAACCGGATTGATCGGCACGGACGGTTTTGACGTGACCAGGCTGGATGAAAAAGTCCCGGATATTGCCCTGGAATTCGACATGGAGCACTACCATGTCTGTTATGCGGCCATCCTGGAAGAAGAACGTGAGGATTGGGTGCTATATCCACAGATCGGATCAACTCACTCAGACCGGGTGTTGAGCCTAAACTATATAGACAACTCCTGGTCTATATATGATTTGGCCCTGACCTGCATGGGGTACTGGACGTATGCGGCAGATCCCACCTGGGACCAGATAGACCAGAGCTGGGATGAACTTGAGCGCACCTGGGACGAGCGCAGCAAACAGGCCGGGTATCCGATAACTCTGGGCGGGACGTATGAGGGCGACATCCTTATGCTCAACCAGGAAGGAGACGACCGGGGAGAGCCGATAAAGCTGGAAATAAAGACCGGACGCTGGAATCCGTTCTGGAAGCAGGGACATGAGGCCAGGCTGGGAAAAATCGAATTTTTATTCACCACCGATCCCGGCATTATCCTGTATATAGACCTCTATACTGATTTTGATACCGTACCGTACAAGACAGAAGAAGTGGCTTTAGACGGGGACGGGGATAAGGTATGGAAGGTCATCTATTCCGGGGAAGTGGGGGCAACACATCAGGTTGTCATCCGGCATGAGGCCATTGCCCAAACCTGTGAAATACACGCAGTGGTTCCCTGGTTCAAGCCTGCGGGGAGGTTGTACGCATGAAGGTGAGCCCGACCAAACAAGTACCGTGGGGGCGTGAGGACGTGTTGAGCGGAAAGCCAAAGCGACTGCTTGACTATTTGAAAAAGCTTATACGCTACCTAAATGAGGCTTACGAAGAGCTTGCCCGGGCTGTAAACCATAACGCTGATCACCACACCCCGCGTCAGGTAGCCCAGGACGGCCGGCCCACACCAGAGGACGGGGAATTGGTCGTCTGGCAGGATACGGACGCGGGCAGCGGGAACCCAACTTACTACCTGGTGGTCAACCATGGCGGAAACATCGTGACTTTTGGCTCGGAGGAAACGGCTTGATCCTCTTTGTCAGCAATAGCGGTGAATCCCTGCCTGTTATGTACAGGATGCAACAGCAGGGGTACGAGGTAGCCATTTATATCCACAACCCACGCTACCGGGCAAACTATGAGGGCCTGGTAAACCGGGTAACATCCTCCAAGCTCCCCGGCATTGTCCGCAGGGCTGATGCTGTTGTTTTTGATATTCTCCGGCCAAACGAGGGCTCACACCAGGATACGCAACTACTGAAAGTTTTTCGATGCTCCAGGCAGACCCCGGAGGTGTTTGGGGCTGTTGCTGAAAAGATCCGCAAGAAGGTTCTGACCATTGGGGCCAGCAAGGAAACCGCAACCTGGGAGCTGGACCGGAGCAAGGGGGCCAAGCTGGCGGAAAGCATCGGCATACCCATTCCGGAAACTCACGACTTCAAGCGTCTATCCGAGGGGGCCGCATTTCTGCGGGGCAAAAAATCCAGGTGGGTATTTAAGCCTCACGACAACAACGACCTGGATCTGACCTACATGGAGTCCTACCCCGGAGAGCTCAAGAGCAAACTCGAAGGGGAGTACAGGGAACGTTTGGGAGACAAGATTGATTTCATCCTGCAAAAAGTGGTGGAAGGTGTGGAAATCAGCACCGAGGGCTGGTTTGACGGTGAGCGGTTTGTCCATTTTAACCACACAATAGAAGACAAGAAGCTGATGAACGGCAACCTTGGGCCAGCTATCGGTTCTCAAGGGAACACGGTATGGGTCAAGCGTGATCCGCACGGGCTTCTGGTCCAGGAGCTTGGCAAGCTCGCCCCAAAGCTCCGGGCCGCCGGATATATCGGCCCCATAGATGTGAACTGCATCGTATCCGAGGATGACTGTCGGCCCTATTTTCTGGAATGGACGTGCAGGCAGGGCTATGACGCCCTGTACTGCCTTTTACAGCTCCTGTCAGGGGGAATAGCCCGGTTCTACCTGGACCGTTTCCACAGTGAGTTCTTGGGGGGCTATGCAAGCTCACAACGCATAACCGTGCCGCCGTTTCCATACTCTGAGCCTGATCTATTACGGGAGTACGCGCAAGGAGTGGAGGTTCAAAATGGATTTGAGGATAAAAATTTTTGGGCCGAAGATGTAAGACAAAACGGCAAACGTATTGAATGCGCTGGTGCGGATGGTATACTCGGGGTGATGGCAGCCAAAGGGAACAGCATCGGCGGATCTGTTGGCAATATGTATCGAAGCATTGACAAAATGCGTATAGCCTCTACCCCGCAATACAGAACCGATGGGGGCCAGAGGACAGAAAAGGCCATATCCAAGCTCAAAAAGTGGGGGATAAAGATTGACTGATTCATCTCAACTTACACTCGTTCCGCTTTCGGATTTCGACATGGTTCCGGTTCATCTCCTGGAGCAGGTCAAGGGCCGGAACTGGGAACCCGAAAAGCTCAAAGAATGGGGGCCGATTATCGGCAAAAATCCCATGCAGCGCATTTTCGGCATGACCGGGCCGGACAAGGCCATTCATGGTGTTGTCTGGGCCACGGTAAGCCCTGTTGCGGACGGCATTGTCCTACAGGTGGTATCCGTAGATCCGGAGTACCAGGACGGCAAGGTCATGCGCCGGGTGCGCGGAGCTTTTGAGCAGATCCTGTCCGAACTTGGACTGACCAAGTTATATGCAATGACAACCAGGGTCCGGGCCGGTGAGCGTCTGGGATGGCGCAGGACCGGCCAGGAGCTGATGGAGGTGTGATATGGGCGGCGTAGCAGATGCAGTCGGCGGGGCCCTCTTCGGAGAAGAAAAGGAAGCCTCAACCCAAAAAACGGAGCGGTTTACCCCGGAGCAAATGGAGCTTTTGAAGAAGCTCTCTGAGCAGGTTTCCGGGCAGGTCGGACAAGGGGTCGAGCCATATCCGGGGCAGATAGCCGCCGGGGCCTCTCCCTTGCAGAGTACCCTGTTTTCCATGCTGGAGGGTAGACAGCCGGGGCTTGTCGATGAGCTGACCGAGTGGGGACAGCAAGCCGTGACCCAGGACGAAACATACGACCAGGGAGCGGCCCGGGACTATTGGCAAGAATCTTTTGTCGAGCCGACCCGGAGGAACTTCTGGGAAGAAACCATGCCCCAACTTCGGGAGAAGTTTGCCGGGCAGGGGGCACTCTCCAGCGGGGGGTTTAACCGGGCGGTTGCCGATGCTGCGTCAGACATGGAATCGCAGCTTGGCGGCAAGCTGGGCGAAATCCTCTACCGGGGCCGCCAGGACTTCCTGGACCGGCAGTTGCAGGAACGAAATGTTGGCCTCTCCACTCTGGATAGGGCCTTAAACGAGATGAACGCACTTATGCAGTCCGGGCAGACCCAGAGAGGCATTGAGCAGGCCGGGCTGGAGGGTGCATTGCAGAAATGGCAGACCAGCCGGCCCTACAACAACCCATGGCTGCAACAGGCCCCGACCGTCCTGGGATCCAGCCCTTACCAGATCGACACTATTACCAAGGGGGGCGGAAGTGGTCTTCTTGGCAGCATGATGCCTGGTATTGGGTATGGGATCGGTCAAGCCATTCCGGGTATGTTTGGTAGTGGGGGCTCATTCCGACTCCCGGCTTAAAACCGGTATCCGGCCCATAGGGCAAAAGATCCTGGGATGCCCGGTGGTCAAGTACAAATGGAATAAGGATCTGCTGCCCGGGGCTGACGACACTGAGCACGTCGGGGTTATAGCTCAGGATCTGCAACAGGTGCGTCCTGACCTGGTGGGCGAAAAGGACGGGTATTTGACCGTTGATTATGAGCAGCTTTTGCAGGAGGTAGAAGAAGATGGCAGTCATTGATCTCGGCCCCAGCCGATGGTCCCGGATGGGAAGCAACCTCGGGTTTGGAGTAAGTTCTGGCCTGATGCAGGCCCTGGAAGAACAGCGACAGCGGGAAATGAAAAAACGCCAGGTTCAACAGCAGGCCAGGGATTTGCGGGGTATAATGGACGCTTTCCAGCAGGTCAGAACGCAAGAAGGCGGACAGCAGGGTACTTTGCAATCTGTCCTGGATATCTATCAGCCACAGACAAGGCCCGGCATGGAATACCTGCAACAGCTTGTCACCCCTGATAACGAGCTGCGGACCCTTGGGCCAGGGGATGCCCTGTATCGGGGATCGCAACCCATAGCCAGAAACCCAAAGCAAAGAGGTTATGCCAGGGAAATAGGTGAGACCTGGGAAGTTAAGGAGGGAGACAAAATTGTGACCTACCAACAGACAGAGAATGGTCCCAAGAAATTGTCCGATGCCCCACGCTGGAAACCGTCTGATCGCGGCCAGAAGCCACAGGGTCGGACTGCGGAAGTCAACTACTGGCTTAAAAAATTTGGAGTAAAAAATCCGACCCGTCGGGACGTACAGTCTATCACACGCGAAATTATTGATCCGATGTATGGCAGATCCGGGAATGAGTATGAACGCGAACTGTTTGGCCGAGCCGTAGAAATGGCCATTAAGACCGCCCCCATAGGTCAGAACGATCCGCAGCAACTTATAAACACGGCGAAGGAAATATACAAGGGCCTGCAAGAGGGTGCGCCAGGTATGAGTCAGCAACCCCCCGGAAGCGTGGGCTGGCAGGGTCCGGGATACTATTCTGACGAGCAGGGCAACCCGGTCCTGATAACCGACCAGGAAGAATACAGTCGCTTTATGCAGAGGTAAGGATGCATATTCTATCCAGAGCCGTGCGAAGGATGGGCAGGTTGCTCATGGAGGCCGGAGAGCTCACCGTGGGCATTGTATGGCTTGCCCTTATCACGTTATTGTTTCCCATTTTCGCCTGGTCTTTTGCCTGGCTGGTCAAATTTCTGTTCACCCTATAAGGAGCTTTGAGCCTTGGCACAAAAAGGAATGTTCCTTCGTCCGGCAAGTCAGCGCAGGCGGCCCACGTCTGCCCGGATCATGGACGCCATAAAGAGTATCGAATCCGGCGGGGACTATAACGCGCAAGGTGCAAGCGGTGAGTTTGGCGCGTATCAATTCATGCCCGACACCTGGGCCAGCTGGTCCAAGGAGGTTTTTGGCGAGCCAGTCCAGCCTACCCCGGAGAACCAGGACCGGGTGGCCAGGGCCAAGATCCAGGAGTGGGTCAAGCAGGGCTATGACCCCCGGCAGGTGGCTTCCCTGTGGAACAGTGGCAAGCCGGACTGGAGCGGGAACAAGGGCGTAAACGATCAGGGCGTGGAGTACGACACCCCGGCCTATGTGCAGAAGTTTGAGCAGGAATTTCAAAAGACCGAACCTGGGGGGCAAGGCCAGAAGGGGCGTCTTATCCGGCTCTTGAAAAAGCCCTTCACCGAGGAAATGTCCAGGGCCAGGGTCAAGAGCGGGGTGGACGAGATTGCCCAGCGTATCCAGCAAAGAAATGAGCAGGGTATCCTTGATTTTTTGTCCGACCAAGCCGAGGCCCTAGGTGATGCAGCCAGGCAAGTGGGGCGCACAGGTCCGCCGCTGAGCCGGGAAGAACGTTTACAAGACCTGGAAGAAACGGTCCACATGCAGCGCGTGATCGGCAACCTCCGGGGAGACAAAGAAGCCCTGGCCAGGGCGGACCGGCTGGCGGACAAGATTGTCCGGGAAAGGTCCAAGCTGGAGCGCAAGCGGGCAGAACTCCGAGAGAAAGGCCAGCGCAGTATGCTGGGTTCAGCTCAAGGTCCGGCCCAGGCCGGAGTGGTCAAGGAAGATGTCTCCAGCCTTGGCAAGGTCCTGAAAGAAGGGGCCAAGAATGTAGCCCGGAACACCCTGCACGCGGGGGAGGGGTTGGCTGACTTCTTTGGCGAGATGCAGCAGGAGGCCTGGAACCGTCTGCCGGATAAAACCAAGCAGGAGCTTTTACGATCCAGGGAGCAGGGCCGGGAAGGCCTGTTTATCTCCAAGGAGACAGCCCAGGAGTTTGGTGAGAAGTTTAGGGAGGTGGCAGAGGAAAAGATAGGATCTAAGGACATAAAGTACGGCACAGGCGCGAACAAGTGGCTCCGGCACATGCTGACGGTCGGGCCGCAGGTGGGAACCCAGATCCTGGCCACCTACTTGGGCGGACCGGCGGCAGGAATAGCCACCATCGGCACCCAGATAGGCGGACAGACCTATGATGAGCTCAAGAAGCAGGGTGTAGATCCAGTCAAGGCCTTCCGGGCTTCGGCGGTCAATGCCGCTTCCCAGGGTGCGTTGGAGCAAATCGGTATTGGCCGGGCACTCAGGGGCTGGAACCCAGGCTTAGGAGCCAAGGCGGCCCTGGCTGACCTGACCGGCAGATTCGGGACAGAGTGGTTCACCGAGTTCGCGCAGGCCTTTCCGGACACCATTACCAAGCTCTGGGGCAAGAGTGAGGATACGGACGATTTTGTCAAGAAGTTGGCTGACACCGATTGGGCCGAGGTCATGGCCCAAGGAGCCTACGAGGGCACCCTGACCGCCCCTTATGCAGGCCTGGGCATGGCCCTGTCCGCCAAGGCAGACCGGCAGGGCAGAATCCCGGGCATAGACCCGGATGAGATATTACCCCCTGAGCAGAGCCGGGATTTGCCGCCGCGCCGGGAGGGCATAGAAGGCCCGTATATTGACGTCGAAGGCAGGCCAGTAGCAGGCCCAGGACAAGCCCAGGCCAGGCGCGAGAGAGGCGCACAGCCCCATGCACGCGGTCAATTTAAGGGACTGGAAAATCCCCAGGGCACAGTCAAGGGACAACTTATTGCCCCCCTGGAAGGTAGAAGGCAGGCCGGACTTCCAGCGGCCACAAGGGGCGAGGCCCCCGGGCGGACTATCCCTATTCCTCCTGAGCAGCAGGAGCCGGGGACGGAACCCATCGAGGCGGGAGGCCCGGCCCGGCTGACCGACCAGCTGCAAGGTCCGGAGACGAGATCCATTGAGGTCCGACCAACCCCCCAGCAGCAAAGAACCATCGAACAAATCCAGCAAAAGGCCCAGGATAAAACCTTGGACCGCTCCACCGTTGTGGGCCGCAAAGGTGATGAGATTATTGCCCAAGTCACACGGCAAGGCCAGGACCTGCAACTTACATTGCAACCGGACGGTAATGGGCGAAGACGCAAGGGAGTGATCCCGGAGGAAGAATGGGATGAAATACTGATTGACGTTAGACCAAAGGCCGAACCAAGGCAGACCGAATTTGGAGATCAAGACCGGGCGGACGGAACATATCAGACGGAAACTACTCCACACATGACCTTTACCCGCAAAGGTGGGCAATGGTTTGACTGGACCGGCAAACGGTACAAGGGCAGGAAGGGATTGCCTACCGTGCAGGACCTGGAGGATTTTGCTCAGGGTCGAGGATCAAGGTCCCCATTGAAAAAGATCAGGACCCCCCAAGGGGAAACCATAAAACAAGGGCCTATTGATCAGGATTACTCTGGTCTGGACATGGACGCATTTGATAGTGAAACAGGAGCTGAGGCTCGTCCTGACCAGGAGGGCACAGATGCGGACATCTTTGACCAAGTTCAACCCCAAAACACACCCCAAGCCTGGCTGCAAAACGCATTTGCATCTGGCATGGATTATGCCGACATCATGTGGGACCTAGACCGGGCAACCCAGGCGGGAGAGCTGACCCATGATCAGGGCCAGACCGTGGCCGATGCCCTGATGGACTTTGATGAGAGAGTAGGGCGTGGTCCCACCGCACAGGATCTTGATGAGATCCTGGCCATGATGGAGTCAAGGGACTATTCCCGGCAGGAGGCTCAGGGCAATGCCGAGCTGTCCGCCGAATCCGTGGAGCAGATCAACACCATACGCGATATGGAGCTTGATCTATACCAGAAGGGCGTCAAGCGGATAAAAGACATGGGCGGCCTCAACTCAGCCCATGCCCGCTATGAGTTCGGGCATGAGGAAATGATGGAGTTGAACCGGAAGTTCGGCAAGGGGATTATCAAAAAAAATGGCCTGTCTCTGGACGTGGTGGCCCAGGCCCTGGCCCAGGAGTCACCGGAGCTGGGGATAGAGCCAGGCGGGGATATTGCCAGCCTGTATGATTTCCTTATGGACCGGGCCAAGTCCAAGGCCCAAATCGAGCAGGACTACAAGCATGCCCTGAACTCCCTGCAACAGTCTGATGAGTTCAGCGTGGGGGAAAGCGATGCAAGATATGAAATATCCAGAACAAGAAGAAGTGATCGAGGTCAATCCAGGGCCGCCGCTCCCAGGAAAGGGTACCTACACTCCGCCAAGCGAGTACCCGGCCAGAAGTCCCTCCTGGACCTCTACCAGCCGGAACAGAAGCCCCATGGGCAGAAGGGCATGGAAGGGCTCAAGGACCCGGAAACGATTGCGGACGAAGCCATACAGATGTTTGGGCCGCAGGTCGAGCAGGTCCGCATTGGGACGTTTTCGCATGGGGGTGGCCCGATCCGTTCAGGACAGGATGTAGCCCGGCTTGTCCGACCCTTGGGAAAAAAGGCCCAGGAAAACCTCTGCATGGTCTGCCTGGATGCAAAAAAACAACCCATTGCCGTGCTCAGGCACACCATAGGCTCTGACTCTGCTTCTCAGGCCTATGCCCAGCTCATGCTTGGCTCTGTGTATGAGATCCCAGGCACAAGCTCTTTCTGGATGGTGCATAATCACCCGGCAGGTTCCAGCTCCCAGAGTGGAGCAGACCAGAATCTGGTCAGGATCATTTACGATTACAACCACATAGGCGGGGCTCCGAAGTTTGAGGGTTCCGTTGTGGTGACAGATCAGGGCCAGGGATCAGCCATTACCCCCAAAGAAGGCTTCCAGGAAGAAACATTCACCATCACCCCGAACCTGGAAAGTTCAACGCAGACTGTGCCCCTCTTGGAGCGGGAGTATTCTGATTTTCAGGGTCAGGCACCAGGCACAATAAACCAGCCGGAGGACATTACCAGGTTTCTCCAGGACCAGGGCCTGGACCGGGAAGATGGTATCATTTTTTTAAACTCCAAAAATACGCCAGTAGCTCACGTCAAGCTCAGTAAGGGCGAAATGCTCAAATTGCGGGCAGGCGGGACCGGGGGTAAGGTTGGGGCCGGAGTCAAGCTTTACCGGGCCATGGCCAGGTCAAACGCCAATACTATTATTCCGCATACCACGTCCACATACACCGAGGGCGCGGCGGACATGCTGGAAAACATCAAGGGGTTTGCCAAGTCCAATGGTGTGCGTGTCCTGGACCTTATTGTTGACGGTCAGTCCATGTTCAAGGCCGGGAAGTATTACGGCAACCTCCACAAGGTGCAGATGCAGTTCGAGGAACCAGTGGGCAAATACGGGAAGGGCGATCAGGGCGGCCCTCCACGAATCCCCGGCAACCCGGACCGGCTTCTGGGGCAGTTCAACAACCTGCCAGTCAAGAAGTTCATGGGCGGAGGCAACGCGGACGAAAACGTCAACGAGGCCTTGCGGAACATGCGGGCTCAGGCCAAGAGAAAGGGCAGTAAGCTGGATCTGTCCGATGATGATATAAGCTTTATTCGAGCTCATACCAGCCTGCCCTACTGGCTAGCCAAGGATGACGCGGATTTTGCCCGCGTCTACCGGGTACAGCAGGAACGGGTGCAGGCCCGCAACGTGACCAGGGAGGCCTTGCTTGAAGAAGCCCGACCCTTCCTGGAGGCCAGGTCCAAACTAAACAGGCAGCAACGCAGGAAGCTCAATCAGCTTATCCGCAAGCTGGACCGGGAGCGGATCAAGCCCATGACCGTGGAGTTTGATCGCGTGGTGCAGGAGCTGGGAGTTGATAACCAGGTGGCCGAGGCATACATGAGTGCCCGGCGGGTTCTGGATTTCATCTGGCATGAACACATGCCGGCCGTCCTCAAAGAGCTTGGCCATACGGACAACGAAATAGAGCAGTACCGGCGCGAGACCGGAAACGTGGACGGGTACTGGCCCAGGCGCAGAAAAGGCCGGTACTACATCAAGGCCTCCAAGGGGGACCAGGCCCTGTACCGGGAGCACTTCAATGATATTATAGCCACCTTGACCAAGGGTAAGGTCAGCCCCAAGCTCAAGGCCAAGCAGAAGAGGCTCAAGAAGGACTATCCCGGCACCAGGCTTTCCGCTGGCAAGGTGACACGGCTCACAGATGAGGTTTACTTTCAGGTCAGCCCGGAAGCCATGGAACAGGTCATAGACGCGGCCCTGCAGTCCAGGCAGGCCAGGGAGGCAGGAGCCGGAACGGAGGAAATGCGGTCAGCCATCAAGTCAGCCGTGGCGGACGTGTTCAAACAGCGCGGATTCATGGCTCACGGCATCCAGAGGCAGGACGTGGAGGGTTACGATACATCTGATCCCTGGCAGGACCTGGTAGAGTACATAAGCGGGTATGCGGGATTCGTGACCAAGCTCAGGGCAGCCCCGGAGTTTACGGCTGCACTACGTCAGATCCCGGCTAAGGACAAAGAAAACCTGTACCTGTACTCCACAAAGTACGTCCGGGATGTCATGCAGGTGGCGGACGCCTTTGACCAGGCCGTGGATAGGGCCAGGGGGGTAATGTTTCACTGGTACCTGGGCGGAAGCATAAAGTCCGCAGTCCTGAACCTGACTCAAAACTGGATTGGTGGGGTGCCGGTTCTCAGGCAGTACACCGGCCTTCCAGAAAAGGAAATCGCGCAGGAAATGACCAAGGCCATGACCCGCGTGGTTCGGGATATAGGTAACAAGGTAGCTGGACGGGACAAGGAGCCAGCCTGGCAAAGGGTTTTACCCCAGGACGTAACGGCTGGTTTGAACCGGGCCCGCAAAAAGGGAGTGATCGACGACCAGTACACCCAGGAGCTATTAGGGACCACTCTGACCAGTTTTGGATCCAAACTGCGAAAGGTAGAGAACGCTTCCCGGTTCTTCTTCGGGACTGCCGAGATCATCAACCGGGAATCCATGTGGCTGGCGGCCTACAACCTGGCCAAGAAGAAAGGACTTTATACAGAGGCGGCCTATGACTTTGCTGAACAGATAGTTCAGGATACGCATTTCGCATACGGACAAGGATCCCTGCCCCCTTTTGCCAGAGGTGGAAAACCTGCCAAGGTGGCCCGGTCCATGTATACATTCCGAAGCTATACCCATAACCTGCTCAGCCTTTACCGGCACCTGGGCAAGAACCATCAGGGCATGTCCCTGGGGAGAGCTCTTTTGTACCTTTTGGCCTTTGGCGGCCTGGGCGGGATACCGCTCTACGAGAGCCTGGAACGCAGGTGGCAGAAAATGACCGGCGAAAATATCCGCTCCGAGGTTTCCAAGGAGGTCAGCGGATGGAAGGAGGATCTTGTCAAGTACGGCCTGCCCGGGCTGGCGGACATCGACCTTTCCGGCTCCATATCCATTGAGGTACCGACCAGCGTCAAAGACATTCCTGGCGTCCCGGTAGATATGTTCTGGACCCGGCTCAACCAGGTTTCCGGGGACATTGCCAGGGATGACTACTGGCGGGCCATGGAGGATTTTGCCCCCACGGCCATAGCCAACCCCCTCAAGGCCTACCGGCTGCACCGATACGGCCAGACCACCAGAGGCGGGGCACCTGTCCGCAACGACCAGGGCGAACAGGTCAAACTCACCCCTATGGAGGCCGTGCGGAAGGGCCTGGGCTTTCAACCGATCAAGAACAGCGAGGGATTCAGGAGATGGCAGGCCAGGACGGAAGCCATGCAGCATTGGCAGGAACGGAAATATAGGCTCCTGGATGCCTTTCATCGGGCCGGACAAAGGGGCGGCTACCAGAGCGCGAAGGTCAAGGAGATAATAAAAGAGATCGAGAAGTTCAACAAGGAAGTCCCGGCTTATGTGGCCCCCATCACCAGGCGGACTCTCCGGGCCAGACTCAGGGGGCCAAGTCGTCGGGAAGAGGCGGCCATGCAGGAGTTTCAATAAGCTGTATAGTCAAATCTGTATAGCCAAAAGCCCCGGCGCGTGGCCGGGGTTGTGGCGAGCACGACTTTGGTGTTGGCCTGGAGGCGGCGGCGGTGGGCGCGTGTGGCTTTGCGTTTAATCTTTGATCCCTGCAAGTTTCCTCCAACGATTCTTGCCAAGTTCCCAAACGACTTGGGCCTGTTCAACATCAAGGGCCAACTCATAACAATCATCATCTATCTGTTCGTGGAAACGCTCCCATCCCTCATCCTCTGGCCTATTGCCAGGGATCATGCTCTCAGTGACTCCTGGTGGTAAGTTGCTGCTCATATGTCCTCCTTGTCTCGGCGCACGTCCGGGTGCAATCCGGTCGGACACTCAAACGAATGGTGATTATCGTCGCCTGCTCCGCAATATATGCAGCGGCCATCCTCAGCCCATCTGTTAAAAACTATCTTGTCCCCGCAAAATGGGCAAAATACAAAGTTATTTTCATCTGGGGTCCCCTCTTCAAACCAAAAACCATTTCCGCAATCGCTTTCCCAAACCCCGTCCCCTGTCATGGTCCATTTGCATATCGCATCAGCCATTCCTTGCCCTCCCCTTGTCGCTCGTACATTATCAACAAATCCGTTTGTGGATCATATTTTGGGTTTTGTGAGCTACAAATGGCGCGTGGGTGAGTGGTTCTATTCAGAATTTGTACCCCCGGTCAGTTTCCAATACTTAAAATGGATTGGGGTTATTGGATTTCCACAACT